GCTGCTAGTAATTGCTGCGATAAACTTGGCTCTGCGTTATTAGTCATATTTTTATGCTCCTAGAAATTGAACGTCCCAAGAAGCGCTAGCAGTTACATTTAAGTTGCTGCCGCTTTCTTGTTTTACAAATAATTCAAAATAATCACCAGCAGTTGCATTTAAAGTATGGCAAAAAACTACGCCAGTTTCGTTGCCACCTGCTAAACCAGCAAGCCAGCCGACCCAAACTATATTAGAGCCGTTCTTATGTATTCTAACTAATCTTGAACCTGTGGAATTAGAGGCAAAGGTCATAATCCCGCTAAATCTGTAATAGCCGCTTTTGCCTGATGGGATCGTGACTCTGGAATTGTTTGTAGAGTTGTCGTGAAAAGTATTTGTATCAAAGGCCTCACTATCCCAAGTAACAGCGTAATAATCACCAGTAGCGACGCTCTGCGCTGTCTTTGTTAATTGTGCGCCAACAAAACCAGCAGCAGCAGGAGTTGCGTATTTTAACCCTGTTGCCTCAGCGCTATCAACTGTTAAAACTTGACCATTAGTCCCCACAGCTAACCGACTAAAAGCATCTGCACCCGTGCCAACTACTAAATCACCTTTAGCATCTATAGCAGTAGCCATAGAGTTAGTAATAGTTACTGTGCCGCTAGTGCCGCCGCCGCTAATACCTGTACCAGCTGTTACGCCCTCTATATCACCTGTTGCGCCGCTAGCTACCCAAGCGCTACCAGAGTAATACCATAAGCTGTTAGTATCTTTAGTAAATGCAAACTGGCCTTCTTGTGGGCTAGTTATTGCAGAGTTTCTAGCTGCCTCACTAGCAAAAACTAATACACCTTGCATTAAATAGCCGTTTACGTCGGCGGCTGTTAAAACCTCACCTGTAGTAAAGGTCTTAAATCCTAAGCCCGCTGCCATTGTTACCCCCTTAGTAGGCTAAAACGCCTGTGTCTAGCAGGCCGTATATAGCAGAGTCTAGTATAAAGCCGTCTATTATCGGCTCTAGTGTTGTTAGTGTCGTTTTCCAGCTGCCAGGCGTAATTGCCATAGATACGCCAAACACCTGCAAAGTCTTAGTTAAAGTAGATGAGCCGGGCTGATTTGTAGTAATAGTTATAGGGTCAAAAAAATCTAGGTCTAGGGCGGCGATTATGCCGGCATTATAGTTATCTGTGTATAAATCTAGTGTAATGGCATCACATCTTATAGAGGTTTCTTTACGGCTTGCTACATAGGCTTGAGCGTAATCTAGGGCTACCGCGTCTGTCTGCATTAGTAGATTTTGTTGGTTATAGCTATGTGTAAAGTATTTATCTATGCTTGGTTGGTCTATCGCTAGCTGCGTAGTGCCGCCTGCCCTAGTCACAGAGGCCGCGTTAAATACCAACGTATCATCTAAGCGCCATACGGCGTTAAAATAGCCTATATCTGTGCCGTTATCGTTAAACACGGTAGGTGTGCCGCCTATGCTAGCTGTAGTTACCTGTCTATCTTGAAATACAAATGAGCCGCTGGCATCTACATAAAGCGCGCCATACTCACTTAGGGTAACCGTCTGCATAGCTGCAAGGCTGGTACGCGGTGTGCCGGGGTCTGTCTGTAGCGTAGTTAAGCCGGCATCTACGTCACGCATAGAGCTAGGCCAGCCTATCTGGTCTAATATCTGGTTAATTCGTGTTCCGGATAGGTCACCGGCGGTAGCCCCTGCTACTGTTGCTATCTGTGCATTTTGCGCGAGTCTAAACGCATCTACCGCCGTTATCGTGGTATAAACCACATCATTAGCATTTTTAGGGGTAGTAGTAGTGTAGCTAGTAATAAAGCCGCTAAAGATAGGGTAAGTAACGCTGTTATAAGTAGCCGATATAGCCACTTTACGCATAGGGTCTAAAAGTCCAAAGTAGGGCCCGGCTGGATTTTGGGGGTTGAACTGCCCTAACTGGTCAACTATTCTTAAAGTTAATTGCCCTGTCTGGAATTGGTCAGCTTGAGGGTTACGGCCTCTGTTAGTTTGTATGCTATCTACTACGTTAGATACATCTACAATTACAGCCGCGCTATCACTTAATATGTTTGTATCTAATATACCCTCACCTAAAATCATAGCTTGAGCAAAGCTAGGGCCAGTACTAAAGTTAATTACAGCGTTTATTACTGGTATGGTCATAACCCACCGGTGTAACGCAGCGGGTCACCTTTACGCTCTAAAGATAAAATAGACCTTTGAACTGCTAGCTCTACGCTATCTTCATTACCTATTACCCCTGCGTTTACGTTAATAGTTATGTTATCTGCCATACGGAACGCGGCAGGGTCAAAGCCTCTAGAGCTAGTTGCCACGCTAGGGCTTAGGCTTGCTGTAGCTATATCTAGTGCGCGTATGCTTTCTTCTAATAGCGCATCTGCTAGTGCTAGCTCTGACTCTGCCAGCATACTAATAGCGTCTGCGTGTGCGTCTACAGCTCTAATAGCCTCGGGGTCACCTGCTTTATAACGGTTAAATATGTCTTGGTCTAAATCGTTTATATTGCTTCTATCTGGGCTAGTTATTATTGGGCTTAAAAAGTCAAAACGTGAGCCTGCAATTTCTAGCAATTTGCGTATAGCTGCATCTAGGTTATCTAGGTTTATAAGGTCTTTAGGCTTAAACTTTTCTAGTATTTTGTCTATTTCACCTAGCTTGTAAGTCTGGCCTGTAAGCGTGCCTAATATGGCTAGCTCTGTGTTTAGTTGCTTAGAAAGGCTAGTAGCGCGCTCTACATCTTTAGCGGCTATAGCATCTTCTAAATCTAGCATTAACTGTTTAACTGTTAGGCGCTGTGCATCATTGGCTAGCTGTAATTTTTGCTGGTCTGTAGCCGCTGTGCCTAGTTTTTGTATATTTTCTTGCGTTGCTAAAATTGCTGCCGCTATCTGTATTTTGTCTAAGTCAAATATACTTTCACCCTTGCCAAGTGCTAGGGCAGCTTTGTCTAAGGCTAGTTGGTCTTTTTTCTGTTTTGCTATTTCTTTTTCACGGTTTGCTCTATCTTTAGCTAATTTTGCTAGCTCTTTATTTCTTTTAATTGCCTCTAACTCAGCCGCTTTAGCTAGCCTTGTAGTTTTAGCTTGTGCATCTGTAGAGCTTGTAATAGACATACCGGTAGTAAACGGCTGGCCTGCTATTGGCGCTGCGTTCATACCACGCCCAGCCTGTATTTCTCGGGTCAATTCTGCTAATTTTTGTGGGCTTAAATTACCTAATATATTTTGTATGCCTTTGCCAAACGTTGAAAGTGCTCCACCTACTACAGGTATAGAGCCTATCTGACTAATTAAAAACGCCATTTCATCTATTAAATTAGCTGTACTTTTTGCCGCGTTTTCTATATCTGTGCCTAAGTTTTTTATACCGTCATTACCGCCTAAAGTTTCTATAGCACCTATGAGGCTAGTGCCTATAATCTCTGCCGCGTTTGCACTAGAGGTGGCAAGTATTGCCATAGACCCGCTATAACTGTCTACAGCTGCCGCGCCTGCCCCGTCAAACCTTTTAGTAAGTAACTCTACTACGTCTGCAAAATCCATAGCTTGTATTTCAGCTTGTGTTAAACCTAAAGATAATTTAGATAAACCTTTATTATTATTTACATAGGCTTTAGCCAATATATCTACAGTAGATTTATAGTCAAGACCAGAGCCGCTAGATACGTCAAAGGCTAATTTTAATAGGCTTTGTGTTTTAGTTACAGAGCCCGTTACCTGTGCTAATTTACTAAACGCGGGGCGTAGTTCATCATCTAAAATACCAGTTTGTTTTTCTAATTGCCCTATAAAGTTTTCTACATTTACAGTAGCGTAAGCTAGTCCTACATTTTTTAGGCTTTGTGCTAACAGTTTTTGCGCCTTCATATCATCTGCAGCGGCTTTAATACTTTTTTTACTGTAAGCTAAAATAGCTGTAGCGCTTAAAGCTACGCCCGTTACTTTAGCTAGATTTTTTACACTTTTAGTTAATAATTTTGTAGACTTTTCGGCTTTTTCAAACGCGCTTTTACCCGTAAATTGGCTAGCTATATTTATTATTAAGTCTGTGGCCATTATGCCGCTGCCTTTGGTTGATATGTAGTCGCTTTTACAAAATTATTTATAGAATTATCTATAGCTTTTAGTACAGCCGCGTTAGCTACGCCGTTATCTTCCGCCCACGCTCTATACATAGCACGGCCTGTTTCTTTGCGTGTTGGTCTGCCTTTCATACCTTTAGGCCTAGCATTTACTAAAGGCCCTGTGCCGTTTAAGTTATTTATAAATTGTTGCCCTGCATTAGGATTTAAGCTAGTTGAATATTGCTTACCGGTGTGTGTTGTTTTATCATAAACGCCATTTTTATAACGGTCTACTACAGGGCCTTGTTTTCTACCGTTTGGATTTAACCGCCCGGCGGTTTCATATATTGCACCGCCGGCATTAGCTTGCTGTATTCTAGCTAAAGATACAAAGCCCGATTTATTAGGTTTAGACGGTGTTACTCTATAACCTAAACCGCGTTTAGCATCACTACTACTAAAGGTTGGAAATGGTCTATAGTTAATTGTATCTATGCTAGCTGTGCCTTTAACCCAACCGCTTAATAGTTGCGCATCTGCCGGAATAAAACCCCTAGCCCTAGCAACTACAGGGCGTAACGCATTAGCCATTTCTGTTTGAGCCTGTTTGCTTAAATCGGGCGCAAAACGTTTTAGAGCTGCTCTAACCTGTATAGCGTTTTCTACCTCTGTTGGCATCTTGCACCGCCTTAGCTCTGTCTGTTAAAACCTTTAATATATTCTTAAACATTACATCATCTAATTCTAATAAATACTGGGGCGCTATGCCGGTTTCTACCGCTATTTGTGCGATTAGATAGCCAAAGCTACCGCGCCCCACTATTCCAAAGGGTCATCATCTAGTACCTCAACTTTAGCTAAGGTTTCTAGAAAATCTGCCCCGTAACTTTTCACGGCTTCCCCGCTTGTGCGTAAACACTCCCAAGCAAGCCAATAAACGTCACTCTGTTTTTCATCATCTCTAAAGGCTTTGTGAAAACCTTTTTTAGCATACTGCTCAAAGGCATACTCAATACGGGGCGTAATCTTATGCTCGGTTACGCTGCCGTCTGCCCTTGTTATTTTAAGTTTTGCCATTGTTGCCCCTTTGTTTTAGTTATGGTGTGGTGTCTACTACGATAGGTGAGTTACAAGTAAATGTAAGGCTCTGGCTACTAATATCCCCAACAGCGCCGTTAATATCTGTTGTATTGTTTACCAAAATTGTAGTTTGATATTCTGGGTTCGTTGTAGATATAGCGGCGCTAGTTTGCTTAAGTGTTAGCGCTACAGTAGTACCCCACGCAGCTTGCAACGCGGCGCGTACTGCACCTGAACCGCTTGCTG